ACCGTGATACACCTCATCCCACACGATAGGATAGCGACTTTTCAAATAAGACATTCTCACTTTGCACCTCCATTGTTAGCCCTCCGAACTACAATTTTCAGAGAGCGGTTTATTGCGTATAACGTTCTGGCCGATGTATGCTGATTGCCGCCCTCCGTGAGAGCAGGCAGCCGCGAGTTACCTAACGCTCTCACACATCCACCAGTGGTTCCGTTAAGTTGAGAGCGGCAACTGGCATACTCGGCCTGTTGTCGGATGTGTTTGGAGCCACCACAGTGTAAGCGCGACCAGTTCCGGACTCGCTACAACCACCGGTACGGGTTCGGTTCAACTTGGAGCTACCAAGCCTCCCACCTGAAATCGCGCCTATAACCATAAGAAGCTCCCAACATTTCCGACAACGTGTGCCGCACCCGCACGAAGTATCTACGCTGTCTTTGTCACTTTGCAAGTATCACATCTCTCGAAGCACACGTCAAACACGCACTTAGCATAACCCCACTTGCATGGGCGCGTAGATATTTTGTGCTGCGGCTGTTGTATGCTGTTGTCAATTTCTACGGCTGATTTCAGAGCTTGCCATGCTTCGATAAGCTCGTCACCCATACCGTGCAACTCTAAAGCCCGTTCAATAATCGCCATTTGTCGATCCGTCATTGGCAAGCTCCTATAATAAAAAAGAAATTGACAATTGCATACAACGTCCTACAAACGAGTGCCGTTTTGCGCTATAAATCGTTCAACCTGGCAATGTAAACACATACAGTCTTTTGGAACCAACGGCCACTTTTTACAAATTTTAAGTTCCTGATGACATTCCTCTAAAAGCAAAATTGAATCCCTTAGCGTGTTGTGCGCCGTGTTTTGCGCTTCAATATGTTCTTTTATGCGCTGCCACGATTCGCGCAAATCCCCGCATAGATTAGTATGGAAATTGTCAAAATCGTCTATTGCCCTTTCCAGATCAAGCATAAAAACCTCCAATATAAAAAAGCAAAATATGGTCGTCACAACGGATGGCGCAATGTGCGACGTGTACTCATGTTGCACTTGCGCTGTTGTACGAAGTTTAAACAGGCTCATAAGTTTTGGCAAAAATTTCAGGCTTGCATGGGTAGAACTCTCCAGCAACACCTTTAATAATCCAATCTCCATAATCTGCCCTATGAACGCCCTCCAGTGTAGGAATCTCCATCCACATTTTTGCACCCACATCTCCGACACCGCACAGTTTTGCCGTAGGGCAGAATGATATAATATCGGTAGGTGTTGCGGGTTCCATGAGCCGAACTGCATCAATAACTACAGGCCGTTTTCTAAATTTTTGCATAAGATATCGCTCCCTGTTTAAATTTTGTACAACGGTTGACAAATGTACGCCGTGCCTACCGTTTAGGAAAACAAGTCCACTCACGAGTATATACAGTATCGTGAATGTAAACCGTATCTGAGCAAGAGCATGGCGTACTTTGTTTGTTGTACGATGTGTTTTTAATTACCTTAATGTCAGCGGCAATATCACGGATGTTTATTACAGCGGTGATGCTACCGATAAGCAAAAATGTAAATAGTATAACTGAACCTGCTCTCATATTGCCGCCTATAAATTAAAGATTAAAAACATTTTGTACAACTACGTCTATGCCGCAATCAGTTTCTTAATTTCTATTTTAGATAACCAATATAACCGTTTATATTTACTAGAGTTATCATCACTCGCTATGATTCGACAAAACGATAACCCGCAGCGAATAATATCGTCCCAGGTAAATTCCGGGAGTTCGGCTTTAACCGCTGCCATTGTTTCCGATATGTTAAATTGATTCTTTTTCATATTTCAAAAACTCATTCACTTTCTTTATTGTCTCGTCTATCGACCTGCTTATCTGCACAGCAATTTCTTTCTCCCATGTTTTTTGTTTTCCGTGCAGCTTGCCGGTTTTTGTTTTCAACTCCAAGGCCATTAACAGATTATATTTATCGTCAATCTTTTTTATGCACATATTATCGGGCATTCCACCGAACCTTTTTGATAATTCTTTCATTACTTGAACAGGGGCATTCAATTTCAGCCACGACCATATCCAATCCGGTATACGCAAATACCGGATACGGTGAGCATCCAGCAAATCATTGCACTGCGTTTGTAGCTGATCCTCTGTGCATTGCAGGGCTTTTACCTCCTGTTTTACCCGCCGGGCGTGCTTGCCGTAATGTCCGGTCTGTGCCTGTTTACTGAGCATACTTTTACCCGATATACCCCTGATATTTCGCGTAAAACTCTTCAAAATTCTTATCTACCGGCAGCGGCAATATTACATTCCACCCTGCCGCGTGAATACGTATCTTTTCCAGATATACCGTGAACTCTGCCGTGTCAAGTTCCGTTGTTGATTTCGGTTTCATCCGCGTTTCAGAGAAAACAATAATCTCTTTTTTCGGCATGAAAGATTCCCGGTAATAGTCGTGCAAATTGTCTTTATTATTCCCTGTTTCATCTGATATGCACGACAGCCACATCCAGTACAAAGCGTTTTGAGATAACGACCGCTTCACGACAAGCCGCTTAAGCTCGAATACCTGCCGCTTGGTTATGTCCGCGCCTTTGAGCAGGAGAATTGCACGTTCTCTCGCGGCCTCGGTGTCAATTATAAATCGTGGCATAGAATATCCTAATAATTAATCGTTACGTGTTTAATTGCCTTTTTAGCAATGAGCGATAGCACTTCTTTCGCCGTCTCTTTGTCGATTCCACCAGTCACAAAACATTCCAGCGCCTCGCGGTTAATTTTTCTCTGGTGCTCTACGTTCGCTGCTTTTCTTTCCGCTGCTTTCCGTTCCTCTTCTGCTTTTCTTGCGGCCTCAATACGCTCACGTTCCTGCCGCTCGATTTCTTCACGCTTTGCCTTTTCAATCGCGGCCTGTTTTTCTCTTTCCGCTTTTTCGAGTGCTTCAACCTTCTCTTTTTCTGCCCGTTCCGCTGCAAGTTTCGCGTTTTCTTCTGCGCGCATTTTCTCGCGCTCTGCACGTTCCTGGTCTGCCTTTGCCTTTTCCTCTGCCCGGATCCTTGCCATCTTTTCCGCTTCAATGGCTTCGATAGCGGCCTTTTCTGCCCGTTCTTTTGCTTGCCGTGCAATTTCCTCTTCCCGTGCGATGCGGGCCTTCTCTGCCGCCTCTGCGCGTTCTTTGGCCTCTTGTTCTTTTCGCTTTGCTTCCAGTTCCGCCTCCCGGCGCTCAATTTCCTTCTGCCGGTTAATCAGGTCGTTTTCTCGGATTGCTTCGTCCCATAACAACTGATACTCAACCTCCTGCCGCTCTTTCTCTATCCGTTCCTCTTCGGCCTTTTCCCATAGCGTTACAGGCTCGCGAACCTTGTCACGGACTTCATCGAGGGTATCCTTGGCGAACTTCCGTACCGCGTCTATCTTGTCACAGGCCGCCTTGTATTCGGCCTTCAATTCTTTTCCAGCGTCATCAATGATTACTTTCTGTGATGTAATCTCGCGGGCCTTTGCTATGCACGCTTTTCGGCCTTTATCGGTTGAAATATCCGCAATATAATTCAGGCCGTCCGCCTTTATCGCCTCAATACGTGCGGTCAATCCATCGGACAAAAAAATCTTCTCAATTTCCTTCTGATTGGTGACGGGTATTAACTCGTTCATTGTTTTTCCTTTCAGGTATATTTTTTTACTATTGCGTTCAGGTCGTTTACAAACATAATCAATTCAACAGATAACTCATGGATAAATTTTTCGTCCCGGTTAAACCTTATGATTATCGGAGGCATGCCTCTGGAATACGAAATTAAATCCCACCACTCACGACCAGTGACGTACAAACACCCCTGCACCTGCTGGAAATGATCAGCCGTTGACCACCCCTTTTCAAGTCGCTCAATCTGGATATGCGGGAGAGTATCTTTTGTTTCAAACCCTCCCATTTCACCTACAAGGCCGTCCGGTGAACATCCAATTTCTTTTTTGTTGTCAAGGAAACAAAAACCGACGATCTGGACTTTTACCGAATTTACGAACTCGTACATTTCCCGCGATTCTGCCTCACGATCATGCCCCCGGTCCATCGCAGCGTTTTTATATCCCTCTTTGCGTTCCCCGGTTATTTTTTCCCCTGCCAGCTCATACAGGTACTTTTCGCGCTGCTTTGACCGAGCCCCGGTAGTCGTGACTATTCGGTCAAACTGTGACGCTGTAGGTATTCCCAGGCGTACCGCATCCCATTCTGGAGTGTTTTGAACACAATCTACAATAATCATTTTACACCTTCCTTTTTATCTTTCGCAGCCTTTTTTAATTTAAGCGCCGCGATTGCACGGGTATATGATTTCTTCTCTATTTTTTCAATAGACTCATAACCGAGCCATTTCAAAAAATCTTCAGTTGCAATTTCACAGTCTGAAATAAAATCAAGGATTATATTTTTCTGTGCATCATTAATAAATACTTTTTCTTCGTCCGCGCCTTTGCCATCATCATCCTGATCATGAGTCGCAAGACCGGTTAAGCCTAGAAGTGTATACCTTTGCAAATATGTTATCGTCGAACAAATAGCCTGAATACAATTCTTACTACCTGACGTATCGGGTGGAGCAAAAAGACTAGTACTCTCTCTGTATCCCATTTCATGTGTTATATTGCATGTAACTGTTATCAATCCGTCTTTTTGTTCTGTCATCCAACCAGCAGACAAACCGTATATTGCCAATGCCGAATTGATTTTTTCGGTTACATTACCTAGTGTTGCATGATTATACTCAACCATCTCACCCAATTTGTTTCTAAACTTTACATTTCCGTCTTTTGTAATATCAAGTGGATTTTTTTTAAACTCTGCCATAGCACGCGTATATGCCTTCTTTGCTTCATTTGCATTCCACCTGTCCTGTAACTCCATCAATTTTTCTATTTTTGATAGATCAACATTAGCGTTTAACGCCGCTTGCATAGCGTCAAACGGCGATTGTATTTGATAGGTTTTTGTCTCTGCCAAATACTTTTGATCTTCATGTATTGTTGGCATATCCATTTAATCCTCCAGTTTATTTGTATAGGTTATAATACTCTTTCCACTTCATCCCCCGCCCGTTCCGAGCGAAGGTATTCAAGACCGGCCTCGTTCAGTTCTCTGGTTTTTTTCTGATTCAGGCTGGGAATTATGATATTGTATAACTCTAAGCCTTCCTTTACAGGTTCGATGAACTGACCGCCATCCTGCCGAGGTTGATAAGAATAAAAAATGTGGACAGGCACATCAACGCCCAATACTGTAGCGGTAGTTTTAATTTTCATATCTCTTCCCCACAATCATCACATACCGAACCGCTTGTAATGTTTTCGATGTGAGTGTGTGAATGACTGCATTTTTTTTCCTTCCTGATACTCCTCTTTTTTTTAGTCCCGTATGGCATCCAACGGTATAAAACGCACCCTTCAACCTCGCAATCGCACCTTTTATCAGTATAATATCCAGAACATTCACAACAAAACGCTTTAACGGCTTCAGTTCTTGACAATTCAATTCCTAGATAATGAGCAATTAAAAAATCTCTCCCTTGAGAACTAGGTGCATCTTTAAGTTGACCTAGTTTAGTACGAGATTTCACATCCTGGATGTTGTCTATAGCATCAGGATTATCTAAAAAATTCTTAACTAGTAATTGTATGTCTTTTCTCATGATTGATTTTGACCCTCTAAAAACATGATTTTTTGCACTTCGTGTTATGGCCGTCTTTTTTTAAATTTATACACATAATATAATTCATTTTTTCATGTTTAGCAGATTTATTTTCATGTTTAGCTATTTTTTTTTAATATTTCTTCATTTTTTTTATTTTCTTCTTCTCTGTATTTTTTTCGGACATCATCAATTTTTACTAAAATAACATCAGTTCTTTCACTCAACCTTTTTTGTACCGCTGCCTCGCTCCCCCACCAGCACTCACAACCATACACAA